AGACCGGGCGCGGTCGTTCGACGCGCAGGGCGCTGCGGCGCTGGCTGGGCTTATCGAGGCGCAGGGGCTGATGCACCCGATCACGGTGACGCCGCATTTTGCGAGCACCGAGGACCATCCGATCTATGTGCTGATCGCCGGTCTGCACCGGCTGCGCGCCTTCGAGCAGCTGGGGCGCGAGACGATCCCGGCGCGGGTACTTTCCGAGCGCTCAAGCGACGATTCGCGGATGGATGAGGTTCTGGAGAACCTTGGCCGGAACGAGCTGACCGCACTGGACCGGGCGCAGCACCTTTACGAGCTGAAGATGGTCTGGGATCGGATGCACCCCGACTTCGCAAATGGCGGTGGGAAAACTTTTCCCACCGGTGATGAGCGCGCGCAAATCTTCGGTTTTGCCACCGAAGTGGCGGAAAAAATCGGCATGTCGAAGCGCGCGATCAACATCGCCGTCAAGATCTGGACCGGCCTGACGCCGGACAGCCGCCGCCGTCTGGTGGGCACCAAGACCGCTTCGAACCAGTCGGAGATCAAGGCGTTGTCCGAGCAGATCCCGGCGCGGCAAGTGCGGATCATTGACATGCTGCTGAGCGATCCGCCGATCGCGGCCAGCGTTGCCGATGCGCTGGTGCTGATCGAGCGTGGGGTGCGGCCAGACATTTTCGAGAAGCGCTACACCACCGCGCACAAGGCGATCGAAGATCTTGACGATGTGACGCTCGACCGGGTGCTGCTGGCACATCAGGACCGCGTTATCGCGTCGCTGCGTCGTCAGGGGAAAATCTGACATGCCCCCCCGTCACCGTGACCCTTTGACGAAGGACCTGTTCGAGTGGGAGCCGCCTAAGGTTGCCATCGGCTACAGCGCCGATGTCATTGGCCGCGGTCGTCTCGACAGCAAGATCGCACGGATCATCGCGCATGCGCTGCGCGATGCGCGGGACGCTGGTTTGAACCGGGCGCAGGCGGCGCGGGAGATGGCCGAGTTTCTTGGCCGTCCAGTTTCGGAGGCGATCCTGAACAAATGGGCTTCCGAGGGATCAGACGAGCACCGCATCCCGCTCGATGCCTTCATCGCGCTGGTTCATGTGACAGGAGCCCGCGACCTGCTTGGATTTGTACCCGGAGAGTTCGGCCTGACGGTCATTGAGGACGAATATGCCGCGCTGATCGAGGAGCGGCTGCTTGAGGAGCACATCGCAGAGATGCAGGCGCGCCGAGCGGCGCTTGCAGCGCGCAGGAGGGTGAACCGGTGAAAGACATCGTTAGCCGTCAGGAATGGTTCACGGCGCGCGAGCTGGCGGAGATCGTCGGTCAGCGCGGGATTGCCGGATATCCGGCGAGCGAGCGGAATTTCAGGGCACTGGCAGACCGGATGGGATGGAATGCAGGTGAGTTATCCCGCAAGCGCGCCGGGCGCGGCGGCGGGATGGAATACCATTTCTCGGCCCTGCCGTTGGATCTTCAGGCGGCGCTAGTCGCCTTGGAAGCCAAGACCTGTGTCGTGGCCGAGATGAATGCGCAGTCGTTGCGCGAACAGCGCCAGCTTGAAGCCCTGCGCGCGGCCCACCAGCCCAAACGCGCCGTGGGGGCGCGAGAGGCCCGCGCAGAGATCACCCGCGCGATCGACGTCTATGCCGTTGCAAAAGGGCAAGGCCGCGCTTGGTCGATCAGAGCCTTTCTGGAGGCGCAAGACGTGCACCTGGCACGGATCTCGGCAGGCGAGAAAGTGGCGAAGCATCAGGCCCTGACCCATGCCGAGGCAAAGCTGTTGCAGCGGCCAGACCCGATGGTCGATGGCTTCGGCGTCACGGCAGAGACGATCCTGACGGCAAATGCCAGGGCGCGGGGTGGGGTTCCAAAGGTTGGACGCTCGGCACTTTACGAGTGGTTCCAGATGCGTGATGCTGGTTCCGTGGTGGCGCTGGCCCCCGCGCCAACCAAGGCCGCCGATCCTATCCCGCCCGGTTTTGCAGGTTTCCTGAAGCACTATGCCATCGGCGCTAAGCCGGACGCGACTGAAGCCCTGCGCGATTACCTTGAGACCGATCCGCCCGAGCACCTTCGACTGACGATCGGTCAGGTGCGCTATGTGCTAAAACACAAGCTGAACGACATTGAGCGCAACGTCGGTCGCGAGGGGCTTTTGACGCTGCGCTCGCGCATGGCCTATATCGAGCGGTCCACCGACAACCTGCTGCCGACTACGGTTTACACCGCCGACGGAAAGACCTTCGATGCGGAGATCGCCGACCCGCGATCGCGCCTGCCAATGCGGCCAGAGCTGACGTCTATCCTTGATGTCGCAACCCGCAAATGCGTCGGCATCGCCGTCAGCCGCAAGGAAAACGTGATTGCAGTGACCGAAGCGCTGCGCCGGGCCTGCGAGCACCACGGCATTCCAGCGATGTTCTATACGGACCGCGGAGCGGGCTACAAGAACAAGACCTTCGATGCCGAGGCGAGTGGTCTCATGGCGCGTCTCAGCATCGCGAAGATGCATGCGCTTCCCTACAACAGCCAAGCGAAGGGTATCATCGAGCGATTCAACAAGACCGTTTGGAACCCGCTGGCCAAGAAGTTCCCTACCTATATCGGCGAGGACATGGATAAGGAGGCGGGTCAGTTCGCCTACCGCAAAACCCGCCGCGACATCAAGGAATTCGGCGAATCACGGCTATTGATGCCTTGGGATGAGTTCCTTGCCACCTGCGAGCGCGCGGTGGCAGAGTATAATGCCAGCCAGCATTCCGCCTTGCCCCGTTTCGAAGACCCTGAAACGGGCAAGTTGCGCCACATGAGCCCCAATGAAGCCTGGGCGGCGCATGTGCGGGACGGCTTCGAGGCGATGTTGCCAGACGAAGGCGAAATCGACGATCTGTTCCGTCCCTATGAGCCGCGGATGGCGCGGCGCGGGCTGGTGGAATGGAACCGCAACACGTTCTTCCACGAGCGGCTTGAGGCCTATCACGGTGTTCGGGTGCTGGTCGGCTATGACGACAATCAGTCCGAGCGCGTCTGGGTGCGCGAGATCGCCGATGACGGACAGCCCGGAGCGCTGATCTGCGTGGCCAAGTTCGGCGGAAACCGTACCGATTTCATCCCGCGCACGCTGCAGGACAAGGTCGAGCAGGATCGCCTTGAGGGACGGCGCAAGCGGGTGCTGGCGAAGCTGCGCGACGTCGAGGCCGAGGCCGCCGCGCCGCTGGTGATCGAGCGCTCAGTGGAGCCAGTCGCCGCATTCATTAAGGTGCCCGAGGTGACCCTGCAGCCGGTGCAGGAGCCTGTGCTGCTCCGAGAAGTAAAGAAGCCTCAGGTGGCGTCTGATCTCGAGCTGGCCATTTGGGTGATCAAGAACCCAGGACAGGCGTCCGAGGGACAACTGCGCATCCTGAGAGACTACATGAAGCAACCTTCGTCGGTTGAATATTTCCGATCGTCAGGCGTCAACCTCGATGCCCTCGCAAAGCTTCTTCGTGGCGCAGCCTGACGATCAAACAATGAGGAGAGCATAGAAAATGCGGGATGTGTTTGTCGAGACCGAGAACGTCAGGGAGTTCTACGCGACGCTTCATGACTTGGAAAACCGCGGGGCGAAAGAAACCTGCATGATGATTGTGGATGGAAAGCCTGGCTTGGGGAAAACCGCCCTGATGGCACGTTTCCAGGCACAAACCGACGCCGTTTATATTCGCGCGGAGGTCAATTGGGACGGAATCAGTTTCATCAACAACATGTTGCGCGAACTTGGTGAGGAGCAGCTGCCGCGCAGCCGGGATGGGCGCTACATGCGCATGATCGAAATCCTCGCCGAGAAGCGACACGCAGCCTTGATGGCTCGTCGGCAGTTCGGCCTGATTGTCGACGAATGCGACCTTGTGGCCGGAAACCGCAAAGTGATGGAGACCATCCGCGGCATCTCCGATGCCTTGCAGACTCCGACGATCCTCGTTGGCATGGGCACACTGCGCGACATGATCAAGCGCTATCCGCAGATTGAGAGCCGGGCACCGCGTCGAGTTCGGTTCAATCCCGCCACACTCGTAGATGTCAAAGCGCTGATCGAGGCCCGCTGCGAGGTTCCTGTTGCGGCAGACCTGATGGAATTCGTTCATCGCGCCAGCGGTGGTTTCAATCGCGAAGTCATGGATGCGATCGGCTACATCGAACGGTTCGGGCATCGGATGAGCGATGTTGGTGAAGGCGTCTGCGTCTCTGACATGGCCGGTCAGGTGATCATGCACAACCGCAACACGGGCAACGCCGTGGCCGTTCCAGGGGGCTATTGATGCCCTTGCCTCCGGGAACAGTCCCCAACGAACTTCTCACCGTATTGATGGACGGTGACAGCCACAGGCTCGATGAACTGTGCGCCAAGATGATCCATTCCAAGCAGCAGATCATTCGTGCTGCTGTGAAGCTTGCCGATCATGGCTTGATGGATCGCCATACAGAAGCGGGAGAATATCGCCTTTCTGAGCGTGGCATGATCCAGGCGCGGGCCGGGTTTCGGATTAACTCCGGCCCCGCGAACGCGCACGGAAAAATCCGTCGTCAGCACGATACCTTCCGGGTTCGGGCATGGAAAGCGATGCGGGTGCTGGGCATCTTTACCGTTGGCGAGGTTGTGGCAGCGGCTAAGCGTAGTGAAGCTGATCCAACGGACAATTTGCGCCATTATCTGCGAGTTCTAGCCGCAGCTGGATATGTCGTTGAGCTTTCGCGTCGAGCCGAGGGCGCAAAACTGACTTCGCCCGGCTTCAAACGATTTCACCTCATTCGCAATACCGGTGCACAGGCGCCTGTATACCGCCCGAAGCAGAAAGCTCTCTTTGATTTCAATAAGGGTTTGGAAATCAGCCTTGGGGAGGATTTCCCGTGTCGCTGATGGATCTGCC